GGTACTTTGGCGCTCGACAGAATCGCGCGGAAAAAAATTCCGAGAATCCGGAAAATTAACGCCTTGAAATCTAAGAACTTTTCATCCGTTCTCGCGGTCTACGACCACCTAAAGGCCACTGGCTGGAAGGTCGGGAGAAGCATCCTCTATGATCATGCGCGCCAAGGGACCATTGAGCGCTCAGAAGACGGCACGTTCAGCAATGAGGCCGTCAACCGGTACGCAGTTTCCTTTTGCAAGCGGGTACAGACCGGCTCCAAGTTGGCCGACACCAAGCTCTCGGTGCAGGAAGAGCGCGAGTCTGTCCGACTCGAGCGCGAGAAGGTGAGGCTCCAAAAAGAGCGCCGCGAGCTGGAGCTGATCGAGGGCAAGTCCATTCCGCGCGCCGAGGTGGAGCTTATGATCGTCGGGCGAGCCGTGGCCTTTCTCTCGCACCTGCGGGCAATGGTGCAGATGCACGCCTCGGACCTGATCCATATCGTGGGCGGCGACCAGTCGCGCGCCACAGAGATGATCGCCGAGCTGCAAGGGTTGATCGAGGAGCACGTGGCCACTTTCGCGCGCGACGTGGAATTTAAGGTCATGCTTCTACCGGACAACGCCGCCCCGGAGCAACCTGATGACGACCTGGACGACAGCGACGAATGATCACCGACGTTGATCTTATCGGCAAATCGCCGCGCATCCCCGCCACAGGTCGCGAGCCGTGGTTCCCGGCCGCGGTGACCGTTGAGGCTCCCGTTGAGATCACGTTCCGCTCGTTCCCTGGCGAAAAGCGCCTGTACCGCCGCAAGCGCCCGCAGCCGATAGCCGAGTGGGCCGCAAAGTATCGCAAGATCACTTACGGTCCGCTCAAGGGCAGCTACTACGATCCGCATTTCATGCCGCATATGGCCGGCATCATGGACTGTGCGGCCACTCCATGCGTCCGCGAGGTGGTGAATCTCAAGGCGCCGCAAACCGGCGGCTCTGCCAACTGGGAAACTTTTTTGGCCAACCGGGCCGACATGTCGCCTGGTGACACCCTGATCGTCTACCCGGACCGCGACACTGCCGCCAAGCGCTGCAAGGACTACTTGCAACCGATGTTCACCACCAGCCCGCGACTGGCCGACCTGCTGACCGGTGTTGCTGACGACATGGCCAGCCTGCGCGTCAAACTGCAAACCATGCTCATCTACATGGGCTGGTCTGGCAGCGTGACCAGCATCGGTAATGTAAGCGTGCGCTACCTGCTGGTGGATGAGTTGGACAAGTGCGCCACGGCGCCGAGCAAAAAAGAAGCGTCGTTCGAGGACCTGGTCGGCGAGCGGACCACGGCCTTCGACAAGTTCGGCAGCTTGAAAATCTGGAACAGCACGCCGACCGAAGCGCCGTCTCGGATCGTCGCCAAGTTCAACGCGATGGACATCCGCTGCGACTATCACGTCCGATGCCCTGAGTGCGGTGAGCTGCAGCGGATGGAGTTCGAGAGCATCGACTTTGCCGGCGAACGCGACCCGGAGAAGATGGAGCGCGAACGCCTCGCCCGGTATGTCTGCATCGGCTGCGGCGTGCTGTGGGATGATCGCCTGCGCGACCTGGCCGTGCGCCATGGCGAGTGGATGGTGCGCGACGATGGCCGGTCGCTTGCGCGCGTGCTTGAGATCGACCGCCCCGCCCGGGTCGGTTTCCACAGCCCCGCATGGATCAGCCCGCTCAACAGCCTGAGCAAGTGCGCGGCCGCCTTCTTGCGCGGCATCCGTGACCGTGAGCAAATGCTCTATTTCGATACGCAGATCAAGGCAACCGAGCATCACCGCCATGAGAAGCAGCGGCAGGAGGACGTGCTCCTGGCCCTGATCGACGACCGGCCGGAGGGGCTGGTGCCTGGTGGCGGTGTGGTCGCGGCTCTCGTCTGCGGGTCAGACACACAGGACAACGGGCACTACTACTGGATCGACGCGGTTGGCTACGGCCTGGAGCAGGAGCGGTGGCGGATCTCGGCCGGGTTTGTCGAGACCGAGGAAGCGCTGGAGGCGGTCGTATTCGGTACCGACTGGATGGATGCGGCCGGGAACGTCTACCCGGTGCGGGCCATGGTCAAGGACTCCGGCGGCCACAAGACATCCGAGGTCTACGACTTCTGCCGCCGTGACCCGCTGCGCCGGTTCGCGTACAAGGGCGCCTCGGGCAAGCGCTCATCACCCTTCACCACCACGCGCCAGGACCACTACCCGGGCAGCAATCGCCCCATCCCCGGCGGCGTCACGCTCTACACCTGCGACTCGCATTATTTCAAGGACCTGGTGTCCAGCAAACTTTCGATCAAGCCGGGCGACCCTGGCGCGTGGAACATGGATCAAGGTTTTACGACGGAGCAGGCGCAGCACCTTTGCGCCGAGTACCGCGACGACCGCGGCCTGTGGCAGTGCCCGCGCGGCCGGGCGAACCACTACTGGGACAGCGCCGTCATGGCCGTGGTCGCCAGCGATATTTTGAAATTGAAATTCTGGCCGAAGCCGGAGACCGCCGCGCCGAAGCCGATCAAGCCGAAAAAGGCCAACCCGTACACCGGCGGACGGCCGTTGTTCGGGAACAGATAAAAACACGATGGAGGCAGCATGACCGCAGTAGCAACACAATTAGCACTGCAGGTGGCCACGGCCTCGGCCGGGGTCGATTATTCCCACCGTCGCGGCGCGGTCTGCCCCGGGTGTGGCGAGCGGGCAAGGATCGTCAAGACGCTTCCGTGGGATGGTAATGTGCGGATCAGGTACCATCGCTGCGAGAATCCGCGATGCCTACTGTGCGCGGCTCGGGCGACGATCAAATCGGTTGAGGAAGAAGACTAAACATCAATTCAACGGAGGTGGAGTTATGAAAATAGGGGCATGTGCGGTGTTGGCCATGGTGTGGGCAACCTGCTATTCGTTCGAACTATTCCCGTGGTCTGGCGATATGGAGTGGTGGCATTTGCCGCACCTGGCGACCATCCTTGCCGCGAACTGGATTGTGCTGGTCTGGGCTGTTGCGCGCGCCGTTGACGGCACTTTTAAGCACGTGGTCCCGGGCGGGACCAGCAACCCTCCAGCCGAAAAAGAGGGCCAGCGGCCAAGCCCGACGCTTCCCACCGGCACGGCGCGACCTGCCCCGGGTGTGGCGAGCGGGCAAGGATCGTCAAAACGCTCCCATGGGAGGGCAACGTGCGGGTGAGGTATCACCGCTGCGAGAATCCGCGATGCCTGTTGTGCGCGGCTCGGGCCACGATCAAGTCGGTGGAGGAAGATTTCTCTGGTTGATTTTTTTATATCCAACGGGTCTTTTTTTTGTTTACAGGCGTAGCCCCATCGGGTATATATGTAATCAAGAACAGGGCAGGAAGGATAGCCAAAAAAAACAAGGAGAACGACCATGAAGAGCAGAGCCGACCACCTGACCACCACCCACACCGCGTTCGCGGATTTCGCCGATCTGATTTTTGCCGGGAATGGCCATTACTTCCCCTCGCTGCAGACCATCGGCAAGGGCAAAGAGACCGCCGAGCGGGCAGAACTCGCCGACCTCTACGACCAGGCGCAGGAGGCTCGGGGCGACCGCCGCCGCGCCTTCCGATGGGGGAGAGCATGACCTCCGAAGAATTCCGCCAGATCCGACTCCGGCTCGGTCTCAACCAGACCGAGCTAGCCGCCAGGCTCGGCATGACCCAGCCGATGGTCAGCCGGGTCGAGCGTGGCGAGCGAGAGCCGACGAATCAACAGGGGGCGGCGATTCTGCTGCTCCGGGAACTTTTAACGAAGGGGGACGGGAGATGACTATTACCGACAGAGCAAAGACGCACAAGACCATCGCGGCCCACCGAGGCCGCACACGGTTGGGGATTGCCCGCCACTATGCCCATACCGGATGGGTGTGCCGGGTTGACAACGCGGCGTGGTGGCCACGCAGGACCGATATAAACCGCGTCACCGGTCGCTCGGTCGACCCCGCCTTCGCGGTCGTGAAGACCAAGCGGGAGGCGCTGGCCCTGCTTGAGTCGCTTCGCTAACCCTCACCGGGCGGCCCCGCAATGGAGCCGCCCGTTTTTTTTGTCCAATAATGGAAAAAGTGCACAAGTAGGAAACTTCCACCGCTAGACCTCACGCTCTACCTGAATCCCCGCAAATAGCATATCCTTCGCGCACAAGACACCACGCGCGGAGGTGCTATGTCCCAACTGACCGACCTGCAGGACCGTCTCGCCCTCTACCATGAGGCTGAAGCGCGCATCCTGTTGCGTCAATCCTACCAGATGCCGGACGGCCGGCAGATGACCTACACGCAACTGCCGGCGGTGCAGGCGGAAATCCGCCGCATCGAGCAGCAGATTGCCCAGCTCTCCACCTCTGGCCGGCTGTCGCACGCGCAGGCCGTGTTCGGTGGCCGGCGTTGAAGTCCAACCTCCCCGCCATCCTTGCCCCTTCCGGGCTGCCCGCCCGCCGGGAGCTCGCCGCTCGGTCCTTCGTTGCCGGCGACTTGACCGGTGCCAACCAGAATTTCCGCCCGCGCCGCCGGTCTGCAGATGCTGACATCCGCCGCGGGCTGTCCACCATCGTCTCCCGCTGCCGCGACCAGGCGCAGAATAACCCGTCCATCCGCGGCGCCATCAAGCGGATCGCGAATAACTGCATTCGCCGCGGCATCCGTCCGCAATTCCAATTCCGCGACCGCGCCGGCGTCCTGTCGAGCGCAACCAACAGCGCATGGGAGCGGCTGTTCGGTCGGTGGGCACGCCATGCCGACCTGACCGGCCGCCTCTCGCTGTGGCGGATGCAGCGCCTGATCCTCGCTCACATGTGGAGCGACGGCGGGTGCCTGATCCATCGCGTCTGGGATGATTCAATCCCCGGAATACCCCCACTCCGGCTGGAACTGCTCGAAGTCGATCACCTGGACACGACCGTGGACGGCCGCCTGTCTTCGGGCAACCTCGCCCGCGCCGGCAAGGAATACAACGGCCGCGGCCAGTGTGTCGCCTACCACCTGTTCCCGACCCATCCACACGATTACCAGGGCGAGATTTCGCTGCGCTCCGTGCGCTACCCGGCTGCCGACATCATCGACGTCTACGACCCGGAACGGATCAGCCAGACCATGGCACTGCCGTGGCTGGTCGCCGTGGTGATGGAGTCGTTCAATCTCGAAGAATATCGTGATTACGTCAAGATCGCGGCCAAACTGGAGGCCGCCTTCTCGTTGTTCGTCAAGTCCAGTTTCCCCGACATGGGGACTCCGGGCATCGGCCTGCAGCAGGTTCCGGGCCAGACCACCGGCAGTGAATGGCCCACCACCTGGGCCGATATGCCCGACTACATCGAGCCGGGCCGAATCCAGGCGCTCCCCTATGGCACGGACATCGTCGCCGCCGGACATTCCCGCCCGGGCCAGCAGTACGAGCCCTTCGTCAAAGAATCCCGCCGCACGCAATCCGCCGGCCTCGGCATGTCTTACGAGGCATACGCCAATGACCATTCAGACGCCAGCTATTCGTCCACCCGCTCCGGCGCTCTGGAAGAGCGGCTGTCCTACGGCGGCATGCAGCAGTTTTTGAACGAGACCGCCAACGACCGGATAACCGCCTGGTTTATCGAGGCCGCATGGCTGGCCGGGCTGAATCCTGCTCCCATGCCCGGCTTTGCCGCCGACCCTTGGCCATGGCTGGAGGCCGTGGTGCAGCAGGACCCGGGCTGGACATGGGTCGATCCGCTCAGAGATGGCCAGGCCAGCAAGATCAAAATCGAGCAGGTGCTATCAACTCGCCGCCGGGAGGCCGCCCAGCAGGGCAACGACTTTGACGAGTTGCTGGCCGAAAGCGAGGAAGAAGAGCGCAAGTTGGGCGAACTGTACCGACTCCGCGCCGAAAATGCGCGACTGCTCGCCGTCATCAACCAGCCGACCCCGACCCTTGAGGGCAACGAATGAACCGCCGTTCCGAGATCACCGATATTTTCGCCCGGGCAGGTATCAGCCCGGGACTGAGCCTGCGCGCTGCCGTCGTTCCGCCTGCGCCCCCTGCCTCCTCGGGTGAGGACGACGGCGGTTTGCGCTGGATTTTGACCACTGAGGCCCCGGCCACGGTCTTTGACTGGGAGCGGTTTGATTTCGTCTCCGAGGTCCTGCTCATGGATGGCCTCGTTCTGCCGGCCACCAAACAGGTTCCGCTCCTGGACAGCCACTCACGCTATTCCGTGGACGACATCCTCGGCAGCGTCACCGACATCAAGTCGGCCGAGGCCGGAGGCTACGCGGCTGTTGACGGGCTTGTCCGGTTCGCCAGCGACGAGCGCGCTCAGCGCGTGCTGCAGCTCGTGCGAGATGGCCACCTGACAGACGGCTCCGTGGGCTACCGGGTTGACCGGGCTGTGTGGATTCCAGAGGGCGAGCAGGCCGCCATTCGTGGCCGCGTTTTCGACGGCCCGCTCAAGGTGAGCCACCAATGGAGCTTAAAAGAGTTTTCAGCAACGCCCATCGGCGCGGACGCGCTTGCAAAGGTGCGCAGCCTGTGTACCGGCCAGCGCGGCCGATTGGCAACCCCCAACCGGCGCTAAGCCGGCAACCACAACGGGAGAGGTATCATGCATCCCAAACTGCGAGATTTTCTTGAAGCAAATGGGCTCCGCGCCGAGGCAACTGAAGCTGAGGCGTGGGAGTATCACAAGCAACTGGCCGCCGAGGGCGTGGCCTACAACGGGCAGGAGCTGGCTGAGCCTGCGCCCCAGCCGGAGCCGAAGCGTTCCGCCCCGGCAGCTCCTCCGGTCGACGTGGCCGCGCAGATCGCCGCCGCCCTTGCCGCTGACCGCCAGCGGGCCGCCGAGATTGAGGAAGTTTGCACCGTGGCCGGCATGGAGCCGGAGCAGGTGCGCGCCCTGATCGCCTCCGGTGCCACCGTGGATAGTGCCCGCAAGGCTGCGCTCGATCATCTCAAGGCCAACTCCCTGCCCATCGGGTCCGGCGCTGGCCGTGCACAGGTCGGCGTCGAGAGCCGCGACAAGTTCCGCAGCGCTGCCCTTGACGGGATGCTCATGCGCTGCGGCCACCAGCTTGACAAGCCGGCCGACGGTGCCCGCGACTTCCGCGGCATGCGCCTCTTGGACATCGTCCGGGAGTCGCTGGAACTGTCCGGTGTCCGCACCCGCGGCATGGACCCGCGCACCCTGGCCAGTCGTGCCCTGGCGCCGGCATCGACCAGCGACTTTCCCAACCTGCTCAGTGGGCTGGTCAACAAGAGCCTGATCACCGCCTACAACGAGGCCCCGGCCACGTGGCGGCCGCTGGTCGCTGTCAGCGATGCCACCGATTTCAAGACCAAGCACGCTATCAAGCTGAGCGGCAGCCCTGACCTGCTGGAGCTCAACGAAAACGGCGAGTACCGCACCGCGGACCTGTCCGAATCGGCCGAGACCTATGCAGTCGCCACCCGCGGCCGCATCCTCCGCCTCACCCGGCAGATGATCATCAATGACAACCTGGGCGGGTTTAACAGCGCGGCTCAGATATTCGGCGCCGCTGCCCGCCGGTTCGAAAACGAGACCGTCTACGGGCTGATCACCGCCAACGGCGCCATGAGCGACGGGCAGAACCTGTTCAGCAACGCCCACAACAACCTGCTCGGCGCGGCCGCGCTCTCGGCCGCCACCCTGGCCATCGGCCGCGCCGCCATGCGCCGCCAGGTCGGCATGGCTGGCGAGGTCCTGGACGTGCGGCCCGCGTTCCTGGTCACCGGGCCGGAGATGGAGACCGACGCTGAGATCCTCCTGCGCAGCGCCTCCCTCCCCACCGGAACTATGAGCTCCGGCGTGTTCAACCCATGGGCCGGCAAGCTGACCCCGATCAGTGACGCTCTCGTCGCCGACACCAACGCTTGGTACCTGTTCGCCTCGCCGAACCAGCACCCGGTCATCGAAGTCGCCTGGCTGATGGGCGACCAGGCGCCGTTTATCGACGACGAAGTTGATTTTGCGAGCGACTCCCTCGGCATCAAGGTCCGCCACGACTTCGGCGCGGGCGTGGTCGATTGGGTCGGCGCTCAGTACAACGCCGGCGCCTGATCGACTGACAGATAATAGCCCGGGCCGGACCTGACCGGCCCGGGACCACCATACACACAGAGAGGTACACACCATGGCAATCGGACACGTAGCACCCGGGGGCGTCATCCCCTACACCAACACCGGCGGAACCGCTATCGCCGCAAACACCGTCATCGAATTCGCCGCCATGGTCGGCATCGCTACAGGAACTATTGGCCCGGGCGAAACCGGCACCGTGGCCATTTCCGAGGTCTGGACGCTGCCCAAAGACGGCGCCCTCGCCATCACCCAGGGGGATCAGCTCTACTGGGACACCGTCAATGACGAGTGCGACAAAACCAACACCAACGTGCCCTGTGGCAAAGCTTATGCCACTGCGGCAGTGGCAGACGCCGAGGTGCAGGTCATCCTGAACGCCTGACCCATGATCGACCGTACCGAGGTGCTGCGCGCATCCCTAGCAGATTTCGGCGAGCTTGCCGCCATCAACGGCGGCAGCCTCACCGTGCTCTACTCGCCCGCCGGCTCCATGCGCTGGACCGGGCAGGAAGAGGTGCTCGTGCAGCAGCCCACCGCCGAGGCATTGACCGCCGAGGTGGAGGCCCTGGACATCGTCGCCGGGCCGCGTGGCGACCTGCTGACGATCAGCGGCCTTGATTACACCGTCCTTGCCATCGACCCGGATGGCGAGGGCGGATCGCTCATGACCCTGCAGAGGCGCTACCTTGACTGATTTGACCGCCATTGCCGTTGCTGTGCAGGCCATGCTCGAGACCGTGGACGGGTTCCAGCTGGTGGAGCATTCATCCGCCCGCCGGGCGCCTGAGTATGTGCCCTCGGCCGTGCACTATTTCGCCGGGGCGGGCGAGGCGGACAACGCCGCGATTGTCCAGGTGCTGAGTTGGGGCATCAATCTCTACGCCCCGGTGATGGACGCCAGCGAGGGCAACCAGCACGCGCTGGAGTTGATCGAATCCGTGGGCGCGGCCGTGGACGCTTGGTCACCGACCATCAACGGCCGGTGCCTGCCCGCTGTGCTGGCCGAGGCGCGCATCACCGAAGTTACCGACACACTGCTCAGCTACTACCTGGAGCTGCGGCTATCTGTGCCGGCGGCAGCGACCGCTAACACGGCGACCGGCGACAGCCTGCTGAACGCAATCCGGACGGCGGTGCAGGGTATCGCCCCGCTGGCGGCCACGTCTGACTGCTACCTGTGCCCGGAATCCGGCTACCGGCCCGCCTGCGTGGGTGTGCCCTCGCTGGGGATCAGGCCGGCGGGTGTGACCCGGGAGGAGATCAGCGGATGCAGTTACGACGTGCGCTCCCAGGTCGAGCTGATCGCCCATGTGGAGGCGGACGGTTCGACCAGTGCGGCCAGCGTGCTGGACGCCGCGAGCGCCGTGCTGATCAACAACCTGCTTGGCATCGCCGGCGTGGGCGCCTGCCGCCCCATGGACGACGGAACGCCGGGACTGGTCCGCGACGAATATGGCCGCTGGCTGGTCCGGGCGAGCCGGATGCTTGAATACACCATTTCCGAGAGGTATTGACATGGCCGCGAAAAAGCTGCCCGAGGCCGTGCCTGTAGCGGCCGACGCAATCGAAGAAACCCCCGAGCCGCGGCCCGTGCCGCCCTCGCCTGCCGCCGGCGGCCGTTATGTCCAGGACATTGAGACGGGCGAGCTGATCCGCGTTGAACACACCACCGAGAGGAATGCACAATGAGCCGTTACCTGCGCAATACCACCCTTCTGGCCAAGGTCGAAACGGCCTATGGCGTGGACATCGTCCCCACCGGCGCGGCCAACGCCATGCTGGTGTCCGACGTGACCATCAAGCACACCTATGCCAACGTCGGCCGCGACCTGATCCGCTCGTTCATGGGCGGGTCTGAGGAACTGGTCGGGACCAAGCATGTGTCCATCGAGTGCACGGTCGAGCTGCAGGGCAGCGGCACCGCTGGTACCGCGCCAGCCTGGGGTCCGCTCCTGCGCGCCTGCGGCTTTGCCGAGTCCGACCTGACCACCCCGGACCGGATTGAGTACGCGCCGGTCTCCACCGCGTTCGAGAGCGTGTCGATTTACTACTACATGGACGGCGCTCTGCACAAAGCCCTCGGCTGCCGGGGGAACGTGGAGATCGGCGCGGGCATCGGCGAGCGACCAACGCTCAAATTCAGCTTGCTCGGCATCGATGGCGGCGTGACTGCGGCCACCCCGTCCGGCGTGACCTATGCCGATTTCAAGACGCCGCTGGTCGTGACCGAAGCCAACGTGGCCGAGTTCCTCATGGGCTGCACTTACGCCACCGGTGCGTTTTCAGGCGGCGCGGCCTTCTGCTCGCGCGGGCTCACCCTGAACGCGGGCAACGACGTTCAATACATTCCGACGTTGGGCTGCGAGGGCGTGGACATCGTGTCCCGCGCCGCCACCGGCTCGCTGTCGCTGGACCTGGCCGCCGCGGCCGAGGTCACCGCCATGACCGCCGTCGAGGCCAACACACTGTCCAGCATCGGCATGACTTTGGGCGCCTCGGCCGGCTACACCACCCGCATTTTCGTGCCCTACGCACAGCGGACCAATCCGAGGTATGAAGATGTTTCCGGGCGGGCGCATGTGTCGTTTGACCTGCGCTGCGTGCCCGGAGCAACCGGCAATGATGAAATCAAGATCATCCTGACCTGATAACTGAACACCTGGAGGCAACCATGTTTCAACTCGAACCCAACCCGACCTTCACCGCCCCGGTGGCCATCCCGCTGCCGGGCGGTGAGACGGCGACCATTGATTTTACCTTTGCGCACATGGGGCGCAAAGCGCTGCAGGAGTTCCTCGCCGACGTCAAGGACTTGCCGGACGGCGAGGCTATCCGGAAGATTGTGACCGGCTGGAACGGCGTGGCCGGTGCCGACGGGGAGCAACTCCGGTGCACAGCCGAGCATATTGCCGCACTGGTGGACGGTTACCACGGCGCCGCCCTGGCCATCCTGCAGACCTACATCCGCGAGCTGACCGGGCAGCGCGTAAAAAACTGAAAGCGGCGGCCCGGCGACTGGCCGGCCGGGATGTGCCGCCGCAGATCGACGCCGAGGCCGCGCAAGCGGCCCTGGCCATGGGCATACCGCAGTCCGAGGTGGTGGCCGCGCGCACGGCCCGGAAGATTGACCCGCTGGGGATCTGGCCGGAGAACTGGCGGCCGGTGTGCATCGCCAGCGCGATGCACACGCAATGGCGGATTGGGCCGGCCGGGCCGATAGGCTGGGATTACAACGCCCTTCCGATTGTCGAGGCCCGGATCGACGCGCCGACCGGTGATGATGCCGCCGACGAGTTTCACGCCCTGCAGGTACTTGAGGGCGAGCTTTTAACACTGCTGCGAGAGAGTAATGGCTGACAACAAAATTCAGGTCCTGCTCGAAGTTGACGACAAGGGGACCGCCTCGTTGCAGAAGTTCCAGCGCACCGTCGCCCAGACGGGCAAGGACGGCGAGCGCGCGTTCTCGGCCATGAGCGCGTCTAGCTCCAACTTGGCCAGGGGAGTTGCCTCCCTGGCTGCTAGTTATGCCTCCCTACAGGGTGTCCGCGCCCTGATCAGCATTGCCGACCAGTACACCCAACTGGAAGGCCGCCTCCGACTCGTCACCACCTCCACCGCCGAACTGGCCGCAGTCGAAACGCAACTCTACGCGGTCGCGCAACAGACCAGGGTCGGCTACGCCGAAACGGTCGAACTGTATACCCGCCTCGCCAGGGCCACCAAGGAAACAGGGATCAGCCAAACCGAGCTGATGTCCACGGTCCAGGCGGTTAACCAGGCGCTCATCGTCTCCGGCGCCACGACCACCGAAGCGAACGCCGCACTGATCCAGTTCAGCCAAGGCATGGCATCCGGCGTACTCCGCGGCGAAGAGCTGAACAGCGTCATGGAGCAGACGCCGCGCATCGCCCAGATGATCGCGGGCGGTCTCGGGATTTCGCTTGGCCAGCTGCGCGCCTGGGGCAAAGAGGGCAAGCTGACCAGCGATGTGGTCATGCCTGCCTTGCTGCGTTCGGCCGAGGATGTCAACCGTGAGTTCGGGTTGATGCCGACCACGGTAAGCCAGGCCGGGACCGTGCTGGCCAACACGCTCAAAAGCCTGGTGGCCGACGCCAACAGCGGCAGCGGGGCCACCAAGGAGTTGGCCGAGGCCATCATCGGCGTGAGCACGGCCGTGGACGCGAACCGGGAGAACATCCTCGAAATCTTCGCGGCCATCGTCACCGCCGCTGGCCAGGCCGGGCAGGCGGTGCTGAACATCGCCAACTCGGTCAAGGGCTTTGCCGCGGTCGCTGCGGGCGCGCTGTCGTTGAAGGAATTCGCCGGCATGAACGCGGGCGAACTGACACAGTGGATGCGCGACTATGACTCCGGCCTGCAGCAACTCAAGGACCGCGTCAAGGAAACCGCGGCCGCGCTCAAAGAGCTGTACGAGGAAGACCCGGACTTTGTCGATGAGGAGGCCCTGCGCCGGGCGACCCTGCAGTTTGAGGCGGCCAAGCGCGAGTTGGCCGCGTTCGAGGCCAAGGGCAAGGATGTTGCCGCCACCAGCAAGGACATGGCTGCGGCCCAGGCCGGGGCCACAACGACGATCAAGGACACCACCCGCGCGGTGAACACCGCCGGATCGGCCAAAGACACCCTCGCCAAGGCCAGCACTACCGCCGCCAAAGCCGCCGAGGACCTCGCCGCCGAGCAAAAACGCCTAGCCGACGAAACCGAGAAGTCCGGTCGCGCCATGATCGAGGACGCGGCCAAGCGGCGGGAACTGACCGCCGAACTGGACAAGGCCCTGTTTGGCACCGCGGACGCCTACGAAACCCTCGGCATCACCAGCCGCAAGAGCTACGAGGACCAGGTCAAGGCGGCCACGGACGCCTACGAGCGCATCCTCGCCATTGAGGAGTTGACCGACAGCGAGCGTGCCCGGCTGCGTGAAGGGCTGCAGTCGCGGCTGATCGAACTGGAGGACGAGTACCGCGGCAAGGCCGAGGAAACCATCGGCGCCATC